GTGATTAATCAAAACACGCTCAGCTTCTTGTTCTGACGTAAATGCTCCAGCCAACTTTGGGGAGATGTAACCTGGGTTGTTGTACATCTTGACCCGCCAGAAGCCCGCAGAGTCTTGAATGATGTAAAACTCTTGAAGGCTCTTTGAAACGTACTTGGCGGTGTCTCGGACTTTGGTCTTAGCTCTTGGATGTACCGAGGCGAGACGCTGCGCGAGGTCGAGCATAGTTTGGTAGCCTGTCTATTGGAGCAACTCCGTTAGCCCTGAAGCGGTCGTTCTGGTGCCTTACAAGGCCCCGCCGCTCTGCTTCGTCTTCCTTGGCGTTGGACACCTGCTTAAAGATTGGGAAGCAGCGGGCCTTTGCCTTAGCAAGAAGCGTGGGGAACAGCCGCGTGGGAAGGTCGGGAATGGCTCCGTCTTCCATGTTGAAGTCAGATTCAACTTGAACAAGGGCCATCGACTTGGAGTGCTGAAGGGTTGAGTCAACAGCAATATTGAAGCTGTCTGTTACAATGTACACATCGTCAAACGTGGTCCAGTACGTAGGTTCGTCAACCGTTGAAATACGGTACGTAACACCGCCAAAGTCAACGACGTCGAGACCTTCAGTACGCTTAGACACAAAGCTGATGAACTCGTGTGGGGTCATGTACCGAAGGTCAGCGTTGTTGTACTTGAACCAATGAAGCTTAATCAGATGATCTGGAAGCTTAAGGTAGTTAGGTCGGTTAACATCCGACACAGCCTCGAGTGGCTGGAGGCGCATATTTCCCGGAAGATCGAGTTCGTCAACCAGTTCATAATAGCAGTCCCTAATAACTTGAGCAACAGACGTGGACGACACAGTATCGGAAATGCTGTTGACTTCGTCGTCTTCCATAGCCAACAGGATGTTCTGGGTCATTTCCAGAAGAGTCATTTTAGGCATTAGTAGAACGATCCCCACGAGCCATCAGTAAGAGTGGCGGTTACTTCAATTGTTCCAACACCGCCGGTTGCGTCCGTTACGGTGCATTGGAACGTTGCGAACAGAATCTCCCCAATTGGCACCAAAGCTGTAAAGCGGGTTGCTGCACTAGTGGGGCTTTCAGCCGTCAATACGTCTCCGTCAATTCGAGTCCACGAATAAGTGTACGGACCATTGCCGTTAAGCGGCGTTACAGTCACTAAGTTTGTGTATCCAACCCTAGTTCCAGAAGTGATCCCAGAAGCTGATATTGGATTTATCGACAACTCCAGTGGAACCGGGGAACCAAAGATTAGAATAGCAGCCATTAGACCAGTCCCTGTCCTTGAACAATCCACTTGTCAGTGCCTTCTTTGACGACAGTGCAGAAACCCCATTGATTGAGGGTCCGGTTGCCAGTCGATCCAAGACCCGGAAGACGAAGTTCAGTCGAGCCACCTTGAGCAATTGTCACAGGACCTGCACCAACGTTTCGAACAACAAGAATGGTTCCAATAGGGAACGGAGTCGTGGCGTTGTCAGGGACGGTAAACGTGTGCGGAGTTCCAGACGTGTGACGCTTCATGCGGCCAGAGTCGGCCATAACAAAGGTGTACGTAGCGTCTTGAACGTCAACCGGAACACCACGATAACCAACAGAGTTATCGTACAACGTGGTGGGCGTGTAGTTAAGCCTTACGTCGCCCAGGAGGCTGTCCCCGGCCTTATTGACTGGGGTGTACCCAATGTTGGACACAGCGGCTCCGGCAGCCATCTTAGCGGGAGTAACAGAGCCGTTGGACAGTGTAATGGCAAACGACAGATTGACAGAACCGTCCCAAGGGTCAGACGTTCCAGCGGCATCGCCCGTAATGCTGATGGTGCGACCAAAAGTCCACTTAGCGGCAGACGTAGCAGAACCAATAAATCCAGCGGCTTGGTCACGGTAGTCTTCAGCAAGGTCCCGAGCAGCGATGGCTTGAGCAGCAGCAGTTTCAGCGTCAGCAACAAGCGTGGGAAGGTCGTTAATGTCACCCAGAAGGGCGGTGTCAATGCCGTCAAGAAGCTCCGTGACGTAAGCTAGGTTTACCGCGTCACCGCCAGCGACAGGATCACCAACGTTAAGGATTCGGTGGTCGTCCATGTCCAGTTCGGACTCCATTGCATTAGGAGTCGAACCGTCCCTAGATACGGTATTCTCAAGAGCGTCGGTAATCTTGCTAAAGTTGTCATTAATGGTCGCCCGTGCGGACTCTTCAGACTGGAGGTTTACAACGTCGGAAAGCGGTTCAATCTTAGCCATTATGGTTCCTGTTGTCTACCTTAGTTTCAATTCTGGAGAGCATCTCCAAAATCTCTCGCTTCATCTCTTTAACGTCGTCTCGCCGGGAGTACGTCTCCGGGAGCAGCTTCAACTCTGCTTCAAGTATTGAAATCCTTTGTTCCGCTTTACCGTGAAGGTGACGAACCACGTATCCAATAACGCCGACAACAACGCCAAAGAGCCAGTTAATTGTTGATTGCAAATCAAACATATTTGGCCCCAATAAAAGGGGGAGGCCAACACTTAGGCCAGCCTCCCCACAGTATCCATTTATGGATCAGCTACCTTACGGAGCGTCGCCAAGCGGATCGATGTACTCAATGATGATCTTACCCTTACCAGCGGTAAACGTACCCGTGAGGGTCAGACCAACATAGGCGTCGTTCGCACCAACCGAGGCGGTCTCAGCGGTCGCGGCGTTCAGGGCACCAGCGCCGTACGTACGAGCGCCAACGGTGTCCAGGTTAGCCAGAACGCCTTCACTGGCGGTGATCAGGGACGTAGCCGAGATCGCCGTACCACTACGCTGGAAGGTGCCCAGAGAGATCGACGTGCCACCAGCAGCAGCCTCGGTCACGTACACAACGGTACGAAGAACAGAAGCGTAAGCGGGGAGGTACGTGTCCATCAGGTCAAAGCCATCGGCAGTACCGTCGTTGTTGAGGTCGGCGGTGTACTGAACACCAGCGGGGAAGACAAGGTCATAATCGATGACCAGCTGCTTCACCATGCCGTCCATTTCGATGGCCCGAGGACGGTTTACGAAGTTGGAACGATCATTCCAGTAATTCGCAAACTTGACCTGCAGACCATCAGCATTAGTCCAAGGCTTAGCCATAAGTAATATCCTTTACGAGATGACCGACGGATCGGAGAGAACGGTAACGAGGTTCTCCGGGCGATAAATCTTGACACCGTAACGAGCGGTCGTCACGTACTCATCGCGCTGGAAGTCCTTGTTCCACTCACCGTCAACCTTCGGCATCTGACGCCAAGCGCCGATGTACGGAAGGATTTCAGGCGAAGCCGAGAAGAACAGGTTGCAGACCGCGTTCGCACCCGAAGCCACCGTGGCGATGGTCTCAGACGTACCAGCCTGGTTGGCACCGCAGAGGGGCAGACGGTTGCTGGTGTACACGTCGAAACCATAGATGTTCCGAACGAACCGCATGTCTTGGGCAATACCGGAAGTGATAATGCCTTCCCACCGGGGGTTGTTGGAGACGTTGGTCAGGTTGGTGAGCGTGTTGAGGACGTACTCAGTGGACGGGTCAACAATGGCGATCAGGTTCCGCTGCGGCACGTTAGCCTTCTTCAGCGAATGCACGGCGCGGGCAAAGTCTTCCACACCGAGAACACGCTTGGTGTTAACGGTCTGAGAACCAACCCAGCGGTGAGCAGCACCGTTGATCTGGTTCAGGTTGCCAGCGACTTGATAACCAGCGGGGTTGCCGGTCTTGGGCTGGCCTTCCTTCCAGATGTCCGCTTCCACACGCTCGGCAATGGCACGAGCTTGCTTGGGGACAAAGGTGGAAACAAGCTCGTTCACGTAGAACGCGTCTTGCTTAGCCTTGGCCGTGATGTACGTACCGCTATGCACGTAGTTGTTGATGGTGAAGTTGAACTCACCAGTATCCATCGCCTGATAGGTAACGGGCTGATCTTCCACGTAGTCGTGGGCGTCCAGGGTCCCGATGCTGGGGATGGTGAACTGGTTGCCGTCACCGAATTCGGTAAGCCACTTAACGTAGCTGTTAGCCATCAGTTCGTCAGTCAGAACGTCCTTGAGTTGGCTCGACCAGATTTCCGAGCGAGTCAGGGCGTCCATATTGCCAGTATTCATACCAGCCATAGAATTATCCTTTCATCGTTAAGGCTTGTAAGTCCCATCTTGGGTTGCCTTGAAGATTTGATTTTGGATAGCGGGCGTCCAGTACTTGCTAGGATTGTCACGACGAAGTGCGTCGAAATATTCCTTAGTGCCGTAAGTGGATGCCCCACCGTTGGAAGTGGTGCCCAGAGCAGCGGTGTTCACGTCGCCACGAGAGACGGACGGAACAGACGTGGGGGTGGTGGTAAGCCCGAGGGTTTGATAAAACGCCTTGGGGGACTTAACAGCAACGTCTTGAAGAAACTCAATCGAAACACCAAGCTCTTGGGCCTTGGCAAGAACGACTTGATGCGCCTTGTCCTCAGACCCGAATTCCTTGATCATTCGGTTGGTTACTTCGTCAGCGTTTTGCTGAATCGTCTTTTCTTGTTCCCGCACGAGAAGCTGTTCGCGGACAACTTGAGCCAGATCAACACTAGTTTGATTGGGGTCTCCGACAGGGGGGTCTTCCTTCGGAGCAGCCACCGGGGGTGACGGCTCGGGCCTTGCTTGGACAATCTTTTCAAAAAGAGTTTCAGCAGCGACTCGTTGGTTGAGTTCAGTCCTAAGTCCTTCGGTCTCGGTCTTAAGCTGCCCAATGAACTGATCGGCATTCATATAAGCCTTAGCCAGTTCGTCCATGTTCGCGTACTTCTTACCCTCCCCTACCAGTTGGTCAACGGTAATCTCGGGAGTGGTTTGTCCAGCGTTAAAAATTGACATGTGGTCCATGTTCCTTAAAATTTGAGAAGTGCAATAATCTCTCGGTACGCTTCCATGCGCCCATTTATGTGCGCCTGTTTGTGTGACCAAGACGGGGAATCGTAGTCCGTATCCTTTGTCTTATTATCACTATTGACACTATTATAGCATATATCTTTTAGCCTGTCAAGAACTTTGTTAGACCCCAAGACCATTTGCTTGAAGTTCTCCCGGTCCTTGGGGTCCTTGAGGTGCTCCACCCATTTGAGGTTCATTCATTCCTCCGGTTTGTTCTTGTGCAACTTGCATCAGTTGCTGAGATTCTTGACCTTCCGCGATGCGGATGTTGTCTTGAACAAGCTTAAAGTGCTCAAGACCCAGCAGGGTTTCAACGAGCTTAGCCATCTTCTTACCCGAGATGTGGACATTGACTGCAGGGTCTTGACCAATTGCAGACGACGACAACTGAGTCAGGTTCTGGATCAGGTTGGCATTGCGCTGGAAGTGACGTGCGCCCACAGGACGAATCTTACCACGAGCGGTAATGTCAGCCTTGGTGATCTTTTGGAACGACACAGCGCCGAACTGGTTGTCAACAACACGGACAACGTCAGCCTGTGAAGAGTTACGCCGAGCCAGTTCCAGCATACTGTTGAGAATCTTCTCAAGGAAGTGCTCTTCAAAGTACGCAGTCTTGTTAATAAAGATGCGGTTAGCACCGTTCTCAAGCACCTGCACTTCGTACGCAGTCTTTTCACCCGGCGTCCTGAAGCCCATAGCTTGCTTAGGTGCACCAGCCATTTCTTCCATCTTGGCTTCGTACATTGCAATCTGCGTGTCAGCCGTCAACATGGTCGTGTCTGGGGACTGGAACTGTACGTCACCGTCGTCACCACAATGGATTCGTTCGCCGGGTCCGTATTCAAACTCTTCAACGAACCCTTTGATCTTCATAACCGGATGGATGATAAGATCGTACGCATCAGACTTAGCGTTTTCAAGGTGATCAATACGATACTGCATCCCCACAAGATTGTCCAAGGGACCCATTGCATACGTATTGTCAGGCCGCAGACGCCAGCCCACATGAAACAGATTGTCTTTGCCAAACCAAGAGGGATTGGGGACCTTTCGGATAACCCACGAGCGGTCAACCACAGTGATAATGTGGTTCTTGTACAGAGTTCCAGTATCGGAGTCATAGACGTCCCCATAGAAGTCCAGCAGTTCCACGTAGTCGCCGGTGAAATAGTCCATGTACGAACTAAAACCGTCAACCATGAACGCGGTGTTCTTGTCGAAGTCACGCTCAGACATTCCACGGAATTGCTGCCGAGTGCCAATCATCTTGTCAAAAATTTCTGACAGATACCCCATTTCAGGGTGATCTTGGATGTCAGCCTTCAGAGAACCGAGAGTCTTGATCGACCGGATAATCTTGGGGGACTTTTCAAAGTCTTGAACCGGGTTAAACACAATGTCCAGCGGACTGATACGAACAAGTCGCGGACCAACGTACCCAGGAATCACTTCTTGAGTGACAGGGTCAATGGTGGACTCAGCGACGTACTCCGTAAGGGCGAACGCATTGCCGTAGTCGATCCAGTCGTACACAAGGCGTGAGACTTCGGTCCAGAAACCAGACGAACGAAGCTTGTTGCTGATGTACGACTTAATAATCTCGCGCTTGCTGCGAGCTTCAGCCGATTCGTCGTCACCTTCCCACACAATAGCGTCGTCAGACGGCTTTAGCGTAGCAAGATAATTCGCATGGAGATTGTCACGAATTTGACATAGCTTCGGGACATGAATGCTATTTTTCCACGGAAGAACGTTGTTTGTGGTAGTTGACGTATCCGTTGCAAAAATGTAGTTGCGAATTTCATGCTTTTCCTCAAGCCAGTCTCGACGCGCATTGTCCCAATCCATCCACTGATTAGCGATCTGGACAGCAAGGCGGTCTTGGTTGAGGAAGTCAGTGATGTTGAGGGAACGAGTACCACTAGGCAAATCTAATTCCTCCGAACCTTTCATGGGTTACAACGTTTTGGTGACGACTACGGTCACGACTGGTCCGGCTTGACGGTGGAACAGCAATTTCAAGGACAGCGGCTAGGGCGTCCATGCAGTCATCGTGCGGTGGGTGTTCCATCATGAGTTCTTCTTCAAGGATTTCACAGTTACCACCTTTATAGTGCCAAACAGCAAGATTATCATACTTAGGTTCAAGAGCAGCCGCAATTCGTTCTTCCTTTGATCCTTGATGCCGGGTATGTTTGATCTCGACCACGGACAACATCAACCCGTAAGGTC